GTGGTGACTACGAAAGCAACCTTGCCTCCCAACGTCAGATTGACAAGGAAGGTGGTCTAGCTCGCACTGCGGGTCAGGTGGCGGGAGCCTTGGTGCCCCTACCGTTCGCTTCGGCTGCTGGAGCTACCAGAGCTGCTGAGGGTGCCTCCATACTCTCCCGCGTTGGTCGTGGAGCTGTGGGTGGTGCAATCCAAGGTGGTCTGTATGGCACAGGCTCTGCTGAGGGTGACATCGAGGACCGTCTGAAGGAAGGTGCTTGGGGTGCCCTAGGTGGTGCAGCCCTTGGTGGTGCTCTTCCGGCTGTCATGCCGCTCACCATGGCGCAAAAGGAAGCTCGATACATCAAGAAAGCCGGGGGTGAGGAAGCTGCGAGGCGCGATGCTGAAATCACACTTGACCTCAAAGGCCTGGCAGAGCGTGAGACCCAAGGTGGCGTACCGCTTGGCGCAAAGGCCGCAAATGCTGCAGGGAATGTCTACCTAAAGGACGCAGCAGGTAACCTGAATGCCATCGGCAGGGGTGAAACTGCTGACCTTCGGCAGGCCATTGGCTCTGCTGGTGGTCTCAATGACGAACGTCTAGCGGCTCTGGCCCAAAGCAGCCCCCACGGGGAAGCTGTGGTTCAGGCCATCAAGAAGCAGCAACGCATGGAAGCCATGACGGCTGCTAAGGCCTCCATCGGTGGGCCTGTGGGCTTCCTGAGGCGCGCTGCCCTTGACTTCGTGCCGATGCCCTACCCGCTTCGCCTGGCACTGCAGCCTCTGCTGGGTGGTCGTCAGACCCGTGAAATGCAGATTCAGAGGCTCCTGAAGCAGTCGGGGGTAGCTCAGGCGGTCCTGGACCGTCTAGGGGCTTCCAAGGCCTCCACGACAGCCGCAGACCTCGCTGCTGCAGCTCAGGCTGCTCAGGGTGCTCGCGCTGCCTCTGCGGCGGTTGGAAAGGCTGCTAGGCGCGGTCCTAAGGATGTCATGCAGACACCCCTAGGCAAGACCATTACCAAAGCTCAAAACGAGTATGAGGCAGGTCAGAACGTAGCCCATGAGGCCAACCTGACACCTGGCATTGACCCCAGCAACATCGTTGCGGCTGCTACTCAGGCTCCTGTGGGCAAGGAATCTGCCCTCTCCAAGCTGGTCACCAAGGCAAACACACAGTTTGACAAGGATGCTGGTGATGTTTCGGCACTGAGGATGGCTCCAGATGTCGGTAGTCTGGCTGACCAGGCACACACGAGCGTTCCCATGAAGTCAGAGGGTGGTCTGATGGGCCTCATTGGCAAGGCTCAGGACACGGCAAACGGTCTGGAGGCCTCCGGGATGGATGGCGCAACGGCCCTACGCAATGAAATCAGCAACATCAAGGCTGAAGGTAAGGCTGGCAAGGTCACTCAAGCTACCGAAGCCAAGGCAGAGCGTGCTGCACAGACCCAAGCGAGTGTGGACAGAGTGGCGAACGGTGATTTCACTGGTCTTTCACTCAAAAATGGCCCCATTTCCGGCTGGCTGGAGCACACCAACGCTGCCCCTGAGGCTGTCCACCAGACCCTCTCAGGCCTAGCAGCCGCGGACCCTGACGGAATCGGCAAAACCATCGTCAAGGCACTCACGCCTGGTGGAAAGCTGACCAGAAACGAGTACTACACAGTCCAAAACGCTCTCCATGCCGTCCATGGTCAGCGTGACGTTGAGGGAGCCCTTGCGGCTGCTACGGCTGAGGCTGATGGTGCTAAGAAAATCTGGAATCCGGTTGCCTACAAGGCTCAGGTAGACCGCAGGGTAGCCATGGCTGACCACGCTGCTGCCAATGCCCCCTCCACTGCCATCGCTCAGGGCATCCATGACATCGCCCACACCAAGGAACAGTCCGGTAAGGCTGACTTGCTCGCAAAGCTCCTAGCTAAACACCCCAAGCACGGGGATTGGCTGGCTGAGCACGCCGCCCCACTAGCTGCATTCGGTGAATGAAACCTATTGAAATTCTAAACATGCTGCGGGTGTTCCGTGAGGTTATTGCGGACTCCGTTTTTGACAATCAAACGAAGTACAGGCTTGGCACGGAGATTCTTGAGAGTCTTCCACCCCGAAACCTGTATGTAACCGCCGCTCACACCTTAGAGGCTGTGGAATCAGCCATGAAAGCTGAGCTGGCAACGCTGGAGAAAGAGATTGGCTGTAACGCCTCCCGACAAAGTGGGCTCTCGGGCTCACTGGAACCTGCCGAAGCCACGGGTAAAGAGAAAGGGGACCACAGACCCCGAAAAAAACCTCTTCGTAAGGATGCAGCTCACCCCTGAGGGTAGAGCCCTTTGGAAGCTGTGGACTGACAAGAGGTTTGCTTCAAAGATGGGGCGTCCCGTTGGTTCAACCACCGGCTACTCCAAATCCAAGCGAGACAAGATCATCCACAAGGCGAAAGCTGAGTCCAAGGAAATCGTAAAGTTTATGGCAGAACAGAAAGGCTACGAGATTCCCAAGGCAGAGTTTGCTAAGGAATCCATTGAATGCGCTGTAGAAATCATGCGGCGTGATGACATCAACGTCAAAGACAAACTGGCTGCAGCCAAGACGGTGCTTGAGTGGACCATGGCAAAGCCTGCAACGGAATCCACAGTCAACGTGAAGCGTGCTGAGGACTTCCTTAGCGAGATTGCAGAGGAAATGAAGGGTTGAGTGACGCCAAAGCTGTTAGGCGTAGGCTCTTTGAGGACTTTGAGTTTTACGCCAGACATGCTTTGAAGATACGGACGAAGGAAGGGACTGTTGTCCCCCTTGTCCTCAACGAAGCTCAAAAGCGTTTCTGTGAGGTTGTCATCAGACAGCTTCAGACCACCGGAAGAGTCCGTGTGGTGGTCCTCAAAGGACGACAGCAGGGATTGTCTACGGTCATTGAGGCCATTATCTATTGGTGGACATCCCAGCACAAAGCAGTAAAGGCAATCGTGATGACGCACCAGGGGGAGTCAACCAAGGCTCTCTTTGACATGGCAAAGCGGTATCACGAAAACTGCCCTGAAATCCTGCGCCCCAAAACCAAATATTCAAGCCGTAAAGAGCTGGCCTTTGACATCCTAGACAGCAGCTACATGGTGGCTACTGCTGGTGGTGAAGGTGTTGGCCGTGGTGAAACGATTCAGCTAGCCCACATGTCTGAGGCTGCGTTTTACCCTCCTGCTTCGGCACGCGACAACATCAACGGTCTGCTACAGGCCATTCCCAATGCCAAGGGCTCCATGGTCTTCGTGGAGTCTACCGCCAACGGTATCGGCAACCCATTCCATGAGATATGGAGCAATGCGGTCAATGGAACCAACGAGTTTGAACCTGTATTCATCCCGTGGTTCATTCAGTCTGAATACCGCTTTGAAGTCCCTGAGAATTTCGAGCGTACCCCTGAAGAGGACAAGCTAGTTGAGGCCTACGGGCTGGACAACCAACAGCTCATGTTCCGGCGTAAAAAGATTGCTGTGAACGGGCTGGAAATGTTCAACCAGGAATATCCAAACATCGCTGACGAAGCCTTTCTGACCTCAGGTAGGCCAGTGTTCAACCCACAGCAACTCCACGGACTGCTAGAGGAAGCACCAGACATCGTTGGACGCCTAGAGCTGATACAGGACGAATGGGAAGAGGCTACCCGTGGTGACCTCATCCTGTACAAGCACATTGACCCTGGTGAGTCCTACTACATCGGTGCTGACGTTGCCATGGGTGTCCGTGGTGGCGACTGGTCAGTAGCTCAGGTGCTAGATAGTCATAAGAGACAGGTAGCAATCTACCGATCACAAGTACATCCAGACTATTTCGCAACGGTTCTGAACCACCTAGGGCACTTCTTTAACACTGCCCGTATTGCCGTAGAAAACAACAATCACGGCATCCTCACAAGCACCCGCCTAGGCAAAGACCTTGCCTATCCCAACCTCTACTTTGAGACCTCCGTAGACAAGCAGACCGAAAACGAAACGGTCACCTACGGCTTCCGCACTACCGTCAAAACAAAGCCCTTGATTATCGACAAGCTGCGACAGGCTTTCCGAGAGAGGGACATTCAGGTCAACGATAAGACCACTCTACGTGAGTGCATGACTTACGTGGTGAAAGACGATGGGAAGCTGGAGGCCGAAGCGGGCTGCTTTGATGACTGCGTTATGTCACTGGCAATCGCCAATTTTATTCACGATGGTCGTTTCACCCCTGTTGAGGTGACAGATGACTTTTACATAGAGATGATTTGATGGCAAAGGCCGAAGATTTTTTGCCTGTATCAGAGGATGAACTTCTGCCACTCCTACAGCGGGAGCTGCGTACTAGCGTTGGCTACTATGACTCCAAGCTGTCCAAGGAACGTCAGGAAGTCCTTGAGTATTACTCCGGTCTAAAGCCTAAGCCCTCCCACGCTGGCAACAGTAAGTACATCAGTATGGATGTCTTTGACTCCGTGGAGAGCATGAAGGCTGTCCTGCTGGAGACCTTTGCGGCTGGGAACAAGATTGTCTCTTTTGACCCTCAGACTTCCAACGATGTTGAGGACATGCGTATTGCCACAGAGTATGCGGACTACGTTGTCCACCGGCAAAACGACAGTTACAACATCTTCAGCACGGTCATCCAAGATGGTCTCCTGGCACGCTGCGGTGTAGCCAAGGTCTATTGGGATGAGCAGATTGAAGAGCAACAGGAAGAGTTTGAGAACCTGACTCAGGACGAAGTGGACATGCTCCTAGCGTTGCCTGATGTCAAGGATGCCAAGCTGGAACCCGATGAGGACACAGGCCTCTTTGAGGGTGAGCTGACCAGGATGATTGACCGTAGCCAAGTACGGATTGACCCGGTAGCACCTGAGGAATTCCTGATTAGCACCCAAGCCGTAAGCATTGACAAGGCTGCTTTTGTTGCCCACCGCACCCGTAAGAGTCTCGCTGACCTTATCGCTGAGGGCTATGACAAGAAGAAAGTCAACCAGCTCGGGGGTGAGGATGACGCTGATGCCCTGAACACTGACCCGGAAGTGCTGGCACGCTTTGAGAGTATTGGTGCAGACCGTCTGAACCTGACAGGTGACGAAGTGCAGCCTATCAATCGCATGGTCATTGTCTATGAGTGCTACCTACGTCTGGACATGAAGGGCGATGGCGTCACGAAGCTCTACAAGGTGACCCTGAGCGGCAACACGATTCTTGACCATGAAGAGGTCAGCCGGAAGCCATTCATTCACTTCTGCCCTATCCCGATGACGCACGCCTTTTACGGCACGAACTACGCGGCACGGGTGATTCCCACGCAGAACGCACGAACGGTCTTGGTACGCGGCATTCTGGACCACACGGTCATCACCAATAACCCCCGCATGATGGTGGTCAAGGGTGCGCTGACGAATCCCAAGGAACTCATTGAGAACCGTGTGGGTGGTCTCGTCAACGTCACCAGACCAGACGGCATCATGCCACTGCCTCAGGCAGGCCTCAACCCGTTTGTCTTCCAAACCATTCAGCTCTTGGATGAGGATAAGGAAGAGTCAACAGGCATTTCCAAGCTGTCTCAGGGCCTCAACAAGGATGCTGTAAGCAAGCAGAACTCCGGGGCCATGGTTGAGCAGCTTGTGGGGCTGTCTCAGCAACGCGAAAAGATCATTGCTCGCAATTTCGCTACTCAGTTTATCAAGCCTCTCTACCTAGAGGTCTACCGGCTGATTCTTGAGAACGAAAAGCAGGAAAAGATTGTACGTGTTGCAGGTGACTTCCACCCTGTAGACCCTCAAACGTGGGCTGAGCAAGTCCAATGCACGATTGAGCTAAAGCTGGGCTACGGTGAGCAGGAACGCGAGGCTCAGAAGTACATGCAGATGTCTCAGGCATTCACGCAGAACCCGAAGTATGCGCGCATGTTTGGTGAGCAACAGGCTTACAACGTTGGCACCAAGATTTGCGAGCTGATGGGCATCAAGGACGTCTCAAGCTATCTGTCCGACCCCGCACAGCTACCGGCTCCGCAGCCTGACCCGATGATGGTCAAGCAGATGCAACTGGAAGAGCGGAAAGTGGGCACGCAAGAAACCATTGCGAACGCTCAAGCGCAAAAGGTCACCATCCATGCGCAGCTCGAAATCATGCAGCTCAACATGGAACGCCTACACAACCAGTTTGAACAACTGGCTAAGCAGCGTGACCTTGACCGTAAGGAATTTGAAGCCACTTCCAAGGCGGCTATTGCGGCTGAAGAGCTGGAGCTGGCTAAGAAGGAAGCTGAACAAAATCCTGCGCAAACCAGAGCAATCATTTCCCCTAACTGATGGATAACACGCTGATTATCAGCCGTGGAACTGCTGCAGCGGAGCTTCTGAAGACAGAGGCTTTCGCTGTGGTGGTCAATGAGCTTTACAACCAATACCTAGGTGACATCACAAGCAGCCCCATGGAGGCTAAGGAATTGCGGGAGACCCGCTTTTACCAGCTCCGGGCACTGCAGGACATCACCACAGAACTGAATAGCTGGGTTCAAGCGAAAGACCAGCTCTTTGAAGAGAGTAACGATTAAGTATGACTACCACTACCAATACTGGCGTGGACTTTGATGATTCGGCCTCCCATGATTTTGATGCTGCCGAAGGATTTATGTCTAAGTGGAATGTGGACCCGGAAACGGCATCCGAACCCCCTAAGGACGATGATGAGGTAACCCCTGAGCATGAAGAGGAACAGGAGGATACCGAAGCTGTAGAAGAGACTGAAGAAACGGATGAGTCTGAGGACGACCCTCAGGAGGATTCTGAAGAGGAAGCAGAGACAGATGACGAAGGTGGAAAGCCCAGCAAAACGCTGGACGATGACGCCACGGTCAAGGTCAAAGTAGACGAAGAGGAATTCGAGGTATCGGTTAAAGACCTCAAACGGCTCTACGGTCAGGAAGCAGCTCTAACGCGGAAATCGCAAGCCCTTGCAACTCAACGTAAGGACATCGAGGCGAACGGTGTAAAGCTCGCTGCTCAGCTTGAACGCATCCACCAAAAGGCCCTGGCACGCTGGGAGCCCTACTCCAAGGTGGACATGCTCTTGGCTAGCAAACAGCTTGACGCTGAGCAATTCGCTGCCCTGCGACAGGAAGCCCAAGCGGCCTACGACGATTACCGCTTCATTACCCAAGAGGTTGATGGCTTCGTGCAGGAGCAGAACACCAACCGGCAAAAGGTCATGCAACAGCAGGCCAAGGAAGCCGTGAAGGTGCTGCAGGACGCTATCCCGAACTGGTCACAGAAACTGTATGACGAGATTCGTGAGTATGCGATTGGCAAGGGCCTAGACGCATCTGTGGTCAATAACATGGTTGACCCCACCGCACTCCTGATGCTCCACAAGGCACGTCTTTTTGACAATGCCAAGTCGGTTGTGACCACCAAAAAGGTTACCCAAGCAAAGAAGGTCCTGAAGACCACGCAAGCCGTGAAGGCTCCCCAGCCTGGTCAGGACAAGCTCGCCAAACAGAAGGCACGCCTGGCTAAGTCCGGTTCTACCGATGATGCCGCGGACCTCTTCTTGGCTCGCTGGGATGCCTAACCAATCCACATTTAGATTTAAAGGAAGCCACACATGGCAACTCAATTCGATACCTACACTCAGGTAGGTAAGAAGGAAGACGTTTCGGACGTCATCACCAACATCAGCCCGACGCTGACCCCGTTCCAGACCCTCATCAAGGGTGAAAAGGTACACAACACGGTCTACCAGTGGCAGGAAGACAGCCTGAACACGGTGGCACAGAACGCTGTGGTTGAAGGTGTGGATGCTGTTGATAGCACCATGAACCCGACTGTGATGCGGTCGAACTACACCCAAATCATGCAGAAGACTGTCCGTGTTACGGGCACTGCAGATACGGTGGCAACGTATGGTCGCGCCAAGGAACTGGCCTACCAGCTCTCCAAGAAGTCTGCTGAAGTTAAGCGTGAAATGGAGTACATGCTGGTTGGTATGTCGCAGGACGCGGCTATCGGCTCCAGCTCGGTTGCTCGCACCTTCGGTAACGTGTGGGGCCATGACGCCACCGCTACGCTGATTCAGGACGCTTCGGTTATCGTGGACAACACGGCTACCCCCAAGGCACTGAATGAAGCTGACGTGCTGACGGCCAATCAGAACCTCTATAACGCGGGTGCTGAGGCTAACTACATCATGGTTAAGCCGTCTGACAGCGTGCTCTTTGCGAGCTTCGCACAGGCTGCTGGTCGTATGCGTAACTTCGGTGCGGATAAGAGCATCGTGAACGTGGTTAATCTGTATGTAAGTCCGTTCGGTGAGCAGAAAGTCCTGATTAATCGCTTCCTGAAGGCGGACCGTTGCATGATTTTCGATCCGCAGTACTTCAAGCTGATGACGCTGCGCCCGTGGACGCGCGAACAGCTCGCTAAGACTGGTGATGCCGAACGCCACCAGCTCCTGGGCGAGTTTGGTTTCAAGAAGACCAACTACAAGGCCACCACGGCCATCCTCGGCTGCACGGGCACCAACCCGAACGCGCCGTAATTCTCTACGGCTTCGCTTTAGGCCCCTTGGGTGGACACTCTCCCGCCCTTGGGGCTTTTTCATTTGTGCTCCTACATGACAAAAATCCATGACATCCAGCTCGACTTTGACGAGACCACGGATGGCCTAGTTGTACACAAGTCTCAATACATCGACCCTGCATTTCTTGACTCGCTCAAGGAACAGCGGCACGAATCCAAGCACGCACGCTCAGGTGAATACCACCAAGCAGCGTCCATCCCCGTAGTGATTGTAGAAAAGTGGATGCAAGAGGGCTATGACGTTTATACGGAACCTGTCCGCAAGACGTTGGCAAAGCTCAAGGCTGAAGGTTTGGACTACTTCATTACCACTGACAAGAATATTTAATGAATCTGTCTGCCCTACGCACTCAATTCTTGGGCCTCCTGAATCGGAATGACTGCAGTAACGACTTGGCAGACACATTCATTGGACAGGCTCAAACACGTATCCAGCGAACCCTTCGTGTTCCGGGTATGGAAAAGACTCAGATTTACACGGCTCCAGATGTGGGTGCAGACACCCTAATCATTCCCCCGGACTTCCTGAGCATCAAATACCTGTACTGCGGGAACGTCCTGCTCAAGTACAAAGACCTCGGGCACTTCCTGCGCTATCCCCAGCAGGTTGGCATCCCTGAGATTTACACACGCATCCAAGCATCCATCCTGGTCAAGCCTGAGCCTCCTGTCGGTACTACCACGCTGATGGTCTATTACGCAGCTCAGGCTGACCTAGAGAGTGACACCGATGAGAACTTCTTTTCGGTGGTCATGGCTGATTTGCTCATCTATGCAGCTCTGAGCTACGCCGCAGATTACTTCGTTGATGACCGTGCTCCCGCTTTCGAGTCCCGATACACCCAAATCTACGGTGACATTGAAGAGCAAAACCGCCTCGTGGAGATGGACCAATCTGCCATGAACGTGGCCCCTGCCTATGACATGGAGTATTGATGGGAACCAGTTTCTTTTCCACGGCAGATGATGTCGATGAGCAAAGCTCTCCCGTAGGATTCTTTGGTCAGGTTGTGGGGCCAGAATTCAACACCACTGATGCCCTGCTGGAGACCTTAGATGCAAAGATTGTCACGGTGCAGGCCAGCTCGGATGCTGCTGTAGCTGCTGCGGCGGCTGCGGCGCTCTCGGAGGCTAACTCTGCAATCGCTGAGAGCAACATCTCCCAGCTCTCTCAGTCAGCATCCAACACCCTCAGCCTGGCTAACTCTGCAATCGCCACGGCAAACGCCACGGTAGCCAGCACCAACGCTGCAGCCACTTCAGCCACCAACAGTCAGACTGCAGCAGCAGCCTCAGCAGGCCAAGCAGCCTCTAGTGCGACTGCAGCAGCCAACAGTGCTACCGCAGCCTCCAGCAGTCAGACTGCAGCAGCCGGGAGTGCCACTGCGGCATCCAGTAGCCAAACTGCAGCAGCAGGAAGTGCTACCGCAGCAGCCAACAGCGCCTCCAATGCTGCCTCTAGCGCGTCCTCTGCATCCACTCAGGCAACCAACAGTGCCTCTAGTGCAACTGCAGCAGCCAACAGCGCAACACAAGCGGCCTCTAGTGTCACTTCGGCGGCCACGCAGGCCAGCACTGCAACCAGTCAGGCAAACACTGCCACAACTCAGGCATCCAATGCTGCCTCTAGTGCGGCTGCAGCCCTGGCAAGTCAGAACGCAGCAGCCACCAGTGCAACCAATAGCGCCAACTCGGCTACCGCATCGGCCAACAGTGCATCTCAAGCGTCTACCACTGCGGCGAACCTTAACGCCCTGCTGACGCTTCCCATCACCTCTACGGCGATGACCCTGACCGGCACTCAGTTCCTTAACGGGATCATTGAGTGTACTGGTGCCCTTACCGGCAACACCATCATCACGGTACCAGCTACGTCGCACCCGTTCATGTTGATCAACAACACCACGGGTAACTACACGCTGACCGTTCAGATGACCGGTGGAGGTCAGAGTGCCACGGTGGTCCAAGGGTACGCAGGGAATCTCTGCTGCGATGGTATCAACGGTGTCTATGCGGCCTCGTCGGCTGGTGGCAATGCCAATGCACAGTTGGTCCCTGTTACCCCTGTAGCAGGCGCTACGTTCATCTCCTTCGCTCACGTCCCTGGCTTTGCTTGGTTGATGCTGCGGGGGGTGTTCCTCGTTCCTGGAACCGACTATACGGACTCTGCTTCGGGCTTCACGCTCCAAGGGTTCTCTGCGGATGGTACCGAAGGCTTTGCGATCTTCTCGCTGAATACGGTCTCGATTGCCAATGCGCTGACTGCTGCGAGTCCTACGATTTCCTCGGGAGCGCTTACGTTCCCTGATGGTTCCCAACAGAGCACTGCTCCTATGGGAAGGAATCGGATCATCAACGGTGACTTCCGAGTGGCGCAATACCCCAATGCGTCACAGGCGTACGCCGCTGGGCAGCAAGGCTACTGTGGTCCTGACCGGTTCTACATTGGTAATGGTGCGGGCACTGGTGGCACGATGGCCCAATCGACTGCCACGATGACCATTGGTGGCCTTGTCGAGAACGCTGTGCAGCAATACGTAGGAACGCCGTTCACCAGCATTGCTGGCACTTCTGCCGCCTCGGGGGTAACTCAGGTCATTGAGGGATTCAATGCGTACGATCTGGTTGGTCAACAAGTAACCATCTCGTTCTGGTTCCAAGCCACTGTGGCCGGAACGTACGGAGTCGCCCTTAGGGATGGTGCCACTAACTATGGGTACGCGACAACGTTCGCTTACAACACAGCAGGCACCCCGCAGCGAGTAGTTGTGACGGTCCCTGTGTTGCCCTCTGGAATGAGCGTCCCGCGTAGCAATACAGCCGGACTAACCCTCAACATCGGTGCCCTGAACACCGGCACGTATCAGAACCCAACAACGGGAGCATGGTCCTCGGGTGGGAATTACTTCACCGCCCCTGGGGTAACCAACTGGTCCACGGTAACCAACAACTACATCGCCGTCGCAAGGCTCCAACTGGAAGCGGGAAACACCCTTAACCCGGTGTTTGAACGTGTGGATTACAGCGAGCAATTGAGGCGCTGCCTGCGGTACTTCAACAGCGGTTCGGCATGGGTTCAGCTAACAACCTACGCAGCAGCCTTGGCCTCAGCTAATCACGTCAGCTTCCCTGTAACGATGCGCTCCACCCCTGCGATGTCCATTACGCCTGCAGCGTTCGGTGGGGTTGGCTACATCTCGCCCAATACACATGACATCGATTCTTGGGGGTTTTCATATAACTTCAACACAGGTCAAGGTGTCAACACTACAGGCCGTGGTCAGTTGGTGTGGACAGCTAGCAGCGAATTCTAATCAAGGAGACCTATGTCTTTGAATCAAACATTGGCACGGCTCTCCGACATTGGAGGTAACCAAGCTGTGCCCCTTGCGAACCGTAACTGGTTCGTTGACGGTGCCTTCGACTTCTGGACGGCATCCTCGTCTGCGCTGCCTTCTAGTGGTTCCTACGGGGCCGCAACGATGTGGCAATGCTGGCCGGGTACCGGTGGTGCTGGCTCGATCATCCGAGCGAATGCGCAGTCAAACAACATCCTTGGTGAGAGCAACATGCTCAACTACGCGGTGTTCGCTCAGACCACGGCATCCACAGGAACCGTAGCAGCCGGTACGGTCCCTTACTTCCTTCAGCGTGTCGAAGGGGTAAACCGCTTTGCTGGTAAGTCTGTGACCCTGAGTTTCAAGATCTGGATTAACTCAGGTTCCATCACGATCCCTCAGGTCATTAGTCGTCAGTTCTTTGGAACCGGTGGTAGCCCCTCGGCTCAGAACAACGCAGACAAGGCGGTCAACTGGGTAATCACCACGACCCCTAAGCGTTTCTCTGTGCGTCTGGATGTCCCTAGCATCTCTGGGAAAACCTTGGGAACCAATGGGGATGACAACGTCTTCTTTGGGTTCTATCTCCCTCCGGGTGTCACGTTCCAGATTGGTATCGCTGAAGCTCAGGTAGAGCAGTGTAGTCCCAACTCCAGTGGTGACATCAACGGCAACGGTGGTGCCCCTACGGTGTTTGAGTATCGTGGTATGGCGGCAGAGCTTGATCGGATGCTGCGGTATTACGAGAACGCCTACATCTTCCCAACGTACATCAACCTTGTGCCTACTGCTTCCCTTGCTGCCTACATGCAAGCGATTACGTATCAGGTGCCTAAGCGTGCCACCGGTGCGGTCTCATTCGCTGGGGTCGGGTACTACAGCGGCGGAACGCCTACCACGATGCCAGTCGGAAACATCAGTGCGGTCGCTGCATCCAATAACGGTGTCACGTTGTATCTCAATGGCGGCATGACTAACTGCTTCGGATGCTCTGGCGGTCAGTACACCTGTGACGCTCGCCTCTAACCTCAATTCTCACAAGGACAACAATGTCAATTCAATTCAAGCAAGTCCGTGGGATTGACGGACAGGTGAGTGCTGCCGTAGTGCAGTACACCGATGAATCCGGTGCCGTTTGGACGGTGCCTCTGGGCTGCGGTAATCGCCTTGAGACCCTCATGAACGACTGGGTTTCCCAAGGGAACACCACAGTCCCCGCGGACCCCATCCCTGTGGTCATCCCTCAGTCTGTCTCCCGGTTCCAAGCCAAAGCAGCTCTAGCGAACGCTGGCCTACTCAGTCAGGTGGAGACCATCATGGCTGACCCTAGCACTCCTGCGATGTACAAGCTGGCATGGAGCGATGCTCAGGAATTCCTTAGAACCTCCCCTACCATCGCGGCTCTCAGCGGTCTCCTGAGTCTGACCTCAGCCCAGCTTGACCAACTCTTTATCGCTGCTGCAACGATCACAGCATGAGGATTGCTTTCTACAAAGGTACAGACCCTGGTGTCCTAGGCCTCGCTGACAGATTCGTTCGCTGGTTCATGCGTGGCAAGTACAGCCATGTGGAGCTGGTGTTTAGCGATGGTGTCTCAGCGTCCAGCTCTGGAGCGGATGGTGGCGTTAGATTTAAGACTATTGACCTTACCCCTGACGATTGGGATGTCTTCACCCTTCATGGGCCTGACGAATCCACAACAAGACAATGGTTCACTGACCACCACGGGCAACCCTACGATTGGTTGGGTGACTTTGGATTCGTCTGGAGACCTACGCCGACTGAAAAGGGGAAGTGGTTTTGTAGTGAAGCTGTTGCTGCCGCTCTAGGCTTTCCTGAGCCCTGGCGCTTTGACCCCAATGCACTCGCCAGTGCCATAGAGCCTTTCCTTAATGACAACCATTGACCAGCGGGTAGCTCACCTTGAGTTTCGGGTGGATACCCACGGGGCAGAGATTGCCTCACTTCGCAATGACCAGACCGCTCTCAACAAGTCCCTGAGGGCTATTGAGACCTACCTACTTCAAATCAAGTGGGCTCTGTATGGTGGTGGCTTCATGTTTGTTGCACATTCCCTTGGACTTCCCCAAGTCCTTACCAAAATCTTCCATCTGTAAATATGACCGTACAAGCTATCGTAAATAAACTCGCTCAGCCGTCTTCGTGGGCTGGTATCGCAATCCTGGCCAATGTCGCCGGTCAAATCTGGGGCCTGCCTCCGGGTGTCGGTGATGGTGTGGTACAGGCGGCCACGGCTATCTGTGGTCTCGCTGCAGTGTTCCTGAATGAAAAGAGTGGAGCTGCAGCCCCTGCCCCAGCTCCCGCTAAAGCCTAACCACGCATGACGTTCATCTTGTCTCAGCAAAGCCTGAGCAAGCTCAGCGGAGTCAACCAGGATTTGGTGAAGGTGGTCAAAAGGGCCATTGAGCTGACCACGGTTGACTTCCTGGTACTGGAGGGTCTACGCAGCCTAGCGCGTCAAGCACAACTGGTTGCGGAGGGCCATAGTCAAACCATCCACTCCAAGCACTGCATTGGTCGGGCTGTGGACTTGGCTGCTCTGAAGGACGGCAAAATCTCTTGGGATTGGCCCCTGTACGAAGAGATTGCCAAAGCCATGAAGGCTGCTGCTGCAGAGCTGAAGGTTCCCCTGACGTGGGGTGGAGAATGGAAAACGCTCAAGGACGGCCCACACTTTGAGCTACCTTGAGCGTTGAGAGAATGGGTGGGGTTCCCCTAGGACAACATTGCCCGCAACTGAGAAAAGAAAACCTAGGAGTCCCCCGTTTTCAGAGCATAACGTCCCCAGCCAGAGGAAGCACACCCCAAAACTATAGTCCCCTTACGTGGGGATTTTTTTCAATGTGGAGCCCTGAGCCTAGTCAGAGTCTCACGTAACTTCGTCATGCCTCCACCACAGCGGATGTAGTTCTCGCTGGCCTTGTAGAGGTTCCCATCGGTGCTGTGGTCTAGGAAGTCAGTCATGCCGATGATGTAGTCAGCCTCTGTCTTCCCATGGACGGCTGCAGCACTCCTGCCGCTATCCACGAACCTCATGTCTAGGTCTGGATACTCTTGGTTGATGATGCCTGCCTGCTGTGGCTTCAGGCCCACCACCAGCACCTTGAGCTGTCTTGTTTTGACTGGAGCTTTGAGGTTCAGCCCAGCGGTGTGCTTTACAACCCCTGAGAACTCCTGAGCTATCAGGCTCTCTAGGGACATCTTCACATGTGCTACGAACTTCTCAGCGAACGCCGTAGCCAACTGCTCAACCAGAGAATCCAGAGAGCCCCCTAGGACAGGCTTGGGCTTGGGTGCCTCTGGTACTGATACGGGTTCCAAGGCCTCAACTTCAGGCTCAGTCTCTTCAACCTCTTCGACCACCTTGGGTGCTGCAGATAGTCCGGGCTTGTTCCCTCGCCTCTTCCACTCAGCGTCCAACTCTTCTATGAGCTTCTGTATATGGGCACGGGTGCCAATTGTCTTCCTGCGTTCCGGCTGGAACAGTGCAGCCTGCCCCATACGCGCCAGCTCTAGGAATTCAGTACTGCTGCTTCGGATGTCTTTGGCTATGAGCCAGTCCACCATCTTAGCGGTCTCGTCTGTTTTCCAAAACACTCGCTTCTGTTTCATCTTATTGCCTCCTAACGCGGCGCAACTTTAAGCCTAAGCCTAAACGGGCGATTGACAGATTGGGACAATTTTTTTGCGGATCGTGACAATGTTACAAGAATATGTCAGGTGTGCTAGAGGGGTCTCCTAGGGTGCATCACATGGTGGTGGTGGGTGGTGTGAAGGTGCGATTGGTGAACGCTGGGGGTGGCGTTTGCGTTCACCTGGAAGAACGTAAAGACGTTCACGGGGACGGGTGTGGATAAGCTGTGGAAAGCCTGTGGATAGCCTGTGGATAGAGCCTCCACTGAAAAACCGTTGTGTTCACCCCCGTGAACGTAAGAGGGTGTTTGCGTTCACCCCCGTGAACAGAACTATATATATACTTCTAAGACAGTAAACCATTGGAGCCTGGCGGAAGCTGTGGAAAACCATCGTCAGGGCTCCTAGGGATGTCTGAGGCAGGGATGGAAGCCCTCAGGAGGCCTGAAGAAGCGTCCCACACAAAACCGTCACCCGGAATGACCTCACAGGCAGCAAAGACCTCTGGTGAGGCCACATCCCCCTTAACCGCCTCCGATATGTCCGCTAGGGTCTTCCTGAGGGTTGCAGGCACGTAGTCCAGAACGATCGTGCAAAGAACCCTCTCCCCTAGGCGAACATCCATACGCTCACGGGCTACGTAGGTACTCCCCCTCCCCCGGTTACCCTTGGTCACCACCCTAAGCAACCGGGCCTGCAAAAGGGTGTCCACGGACTTATGAACGGCTCCAACGGACAACCCTGTCATATCCCCAAGGCGGCGCATGGACGGCCAAGCCTCACCACTCTCAAAATCGGCATGAGCCTTGACTGCCTGCCACACACCAAAGGCATTCATGCCAATCTGAGCGGCAAGACCAGAGGCGAACATATCGCGCTGCATGGTCTGGAAAGACGTGTCAATGCTGCTTTGCATGTCCTCCCTCCCGCTCAGTGATGAAGCGGTCTACCTCAGCGTCCACCAGGCGCTCAACCATCTTCTGAAAACTGATGCCCCCCGGCACTTGCTCCATGTACCACTGCATTTTCCGGTACAGGGCCTCACGCATACGGAAGGTGACCCCCGTGGTCTTCAGGCTCTCAAGGACATCCGGGTCTTGCCACGGGAATTTGGCAGTCTTCTTGGCCTCAGCCCTAGCCTGCTCCCGGAGCTTCGCAAGCTGGGCCTCAGCTTCCTCAAGCGTGGTGGGCTGTTGAGAGGCCTGATTAGCTTGCAAAGGGGTGATCTGCTTGGGCCTGTGGTGGGAACGCTTCACAGCGGCCTTAGAAGCCCCCACAGGCGCTTTTTCAGAGGCAGGGGCCACAGGGGTAGCCACATGGGCCTCCGTGGGCTCTACGGGGCTCTGAGGGGCCTCCACGGGGCTCTGTGAGGTTTCCCCTTGAATGAAGGCGGCCAGTGCCTCTGGCTTGGGGGTAGTCCCCATCTTGAACTTAGACATTCAGAAGCTCCTTGAGGAAAGCGGCCATGTCTTCCTTGGCTGCTTGGGTGCTCTTGGAATACTCCAGCACACCCATCCCGAAGAAAGAGGCCTCACGGAAGCTGTCACGGCCTTTGATTTCAGTCTCCATGACCTTGTAGTTCGCATAAGACTGCAGAGCTTCACGGGCGTCTGAGGCTTTCATAGAACCTGCATTAGTGCTGCAGACATTCAGGACGGCCAAGCTAATCAACTCAGGGTTCTGGAGCAGCACGTCATAAATGAGGTTGTTATTGTCCTCGAATGTATTGAGGTCAATTGGACTCGGTTGACACGGGCTGATGAGAAAGTCTGAAACAGCCGTTGCTGCTCTGAACTCTCTCATGTTCTTACCGGGTGGGCAATCAACTACCACATCATCATAGTCTTCGGCCATCTTGCGTATGCTAGTAGCTACATACAAAGGAGCTTGTGGGTTATGACGTAATTTAACACACATGAACTGGCTGAGATGCGGTTGGGTGGAACGTGCTTGAACTAGCTTGTACACACCATCTTGGTCATCCGTATCAAGGACTAGCACCTTACGTCCAAGGTTAGCCAAGTATGTTGCAACATTGAGTGTGAGAGTAGTTTTACCCACACCACCTTTAACGCAACCAAACGTATAAATAGACATGCTCATGCTCCTATGGCTGGGGAAGGGACTTCATGTTAGTGCATGGAATGCACACCGTCAAGTATCTATTACTTTGCTATAGTATGCTATTATAGCAAGTACATTAAAAGGGCAGGGTGCCCTAGGGTTACATACGACTCAGCAGCGCATCAGACTCAGCAATGGCCTTTTGAATGGAAAGCACCACACGATGTAAGACCGTAGCATGGCCTTCCTCAGCCTGCTTCCACGTTCTATAGCGTTCGCAATGACCGTCCATAGGACCACCGAACACCATGGTCTCGTATAGGACAGGAGAGGGATTGGTAGGATCGAAGTTATGGTCAAGGCCTAGGAAAACCGTTGATACACTACAGTCTTCTGCGGGGTGGTCTTCAGCTACCCTACGGTCTGCGGTCTCAAACCATTTGGCCCAAGAGAGCATGTCACTGCAGGGCAGCGCACGCCTCCCGTGGAGCTTGTAGTAGCGCGGTTTAGCGAACATCATTTTCAATCTGGTCTGCGAGGTTCCTCAGGAGCTGGGGGAGGTTCATTTGGATTTCCATGGGCGCCTGAACACTGAAGCCCGACCCGTGAATCCCCTTAAAGACCATGAGGACGATTCCTTGGGCTCCTGTTGACTGTCGGGCTGCTGTGCAGGCGTTATCATATTTGCCTGGGCCGATTGGCATTCTCTGTTCTCCGGATGGGTGACGATGACTTGCCCAGCCTCAAAGGCGTTGCGGCACTGCTGGCCTAGCACCTTGCGGTCTGTGGGGTCATCATGGTTCATGACGTAGCTACGCAGGGGCTCCATGTCGTTCCTGAAGTCCCACAGGGAGGCGTAGACCATCACACGGACTCTGAGCGGATTTGACATAAGCTTTATTATGCGCATCTGACAGATCACTCACGGGGAGGGCGCTCTTTGGTGATGTCCTCAAAGAACTGGCGGTCAGCTTCAGCCATTCGCCTTTCGTGTCTCACGTGCGCCCACAGCATCCCTAGGGCTGAGAGACCACTCACTACGGAAAGGCCAGTGTTGCCCCAATACAGGTTGAGGAAGCACATCAGCACGTTGAAGATGCCCACCAGATCGAACGTCAGTTTCGGGAGCAACGGGAGTTTCATGGTCATTGTTCGTCATCTTTGAACCACCGATTTAATCGGACGCTTGACCCACCCCAAGGCGCTGTAGTTGTCTGCGCACTCATTGATTTCCGCTTGCGCGATAATGGGGAAGAGCCCTGGCGTGATGTTCGTGCAAAGGTGTGTTTGGCCTGTCTGTGGATTCTGCATCATGGCGGGAGTGGTACAGCCAGCCAGCAGGGTTACTGCAGCAATCAACACGGCACGCATAAGGCTCCTTGGTCGGTAAAGGGGACGCACATCGTTGCTGAAATCATCAGTCATCGGGTGTTCTCCCTCAGCTCACGGGCAACCCATTTGCCCCATCCAAGGAATGCTACACCCACCAAAGCCCCACGCAGAATCTGGTACACCGGCCACAGCGCCATGCGCGCCAGTACCTTGTGGGGCGCGTTCATGTTCTTTTTCATCATCATCTGGTCTCTCTCCTAACGATCCTCTTGAGGTCTGCCGTGGACAGGTGGGCGTACCTCTTGGTGGTCTCAATGTTTTCATGACCCAAGAATTCCTTGACGGCCATGATGTTCCCTGAGTCTGCCAGCAGTCGGGTTGCAGCCGTGTGACGGAGGATATGCAGGACAAAATCAGCATCGTCCTCCATCCCCATGGCCGTCCTCAGGCGTTTCCAGAGCTGGTCAATCTTATTCTTGTTCAAGGTGAACGGCAGGGCACCCTTCAGGGCTTCTATAGCCGTGTCAGTCAGGGGCACCACGCGGCTCTTGCCTGTCTTAGTGTCGGGAGCCCACAGGTGTACCTCATCCCCACGGACATCCTTGGGCTTGAGATTCACCAGCTCCCCACGGCGCATCCCGGTCTCAATCAGGACGGTAACGAAGCGGGCAAACTCAAACTCGCCCCATGCCTCCAGCAGGGCCATCATCTGCCGCTCTTCCTCAGGCTCAATCCAGCGGATGCGCCCCTCAGGTTCATCGTAGAACTTGATTTTGGGCATTCGCTCAATCCAGTCCCGATCATGTGCGAACTTGAGCACCTGAAAGATATTCACCAGCTTGCGATTAACCGTGCTGTCCTTAATGGTGCCGCGGACCTCACGCAACCAAGCGTCAATGGACAGGGTGGTGACCTCAGCCAGCTTGAGGTTCCCTACCACGTCAATGAAGCCCTCCACGTTGCGGTAAGCCGTCTTTTCGTAGGCCTTACCCATCCACAGGTCTTTGGCGCAATACCGCAGAAGTTCCTTCAGATTCGCTGGCGCTTTCATGGTGACGGCCATTGTAACCCTCCCGTTACGTTTAAGTCTAGCTTAAAAAAATGAGACACCTAAGTTACTCAGGTATCTCATCGTAGTACATCACTGCTACTGGTGTCAAGCTATGCGCTATCGGTTGCTATGATAGCAGACTATAGCAAATGTGTTGAATGTATGGCTCAGCCAATACGAGTCAAGCACATATAGACCACGCCTATAAGAATAAGCGCAATGATAGACAGCATCATCGGTTGTCTCCCGAACCTTGGATAACCCCCCGCTCCTGACGACTCTTGAGCTTGGTGAGGTTGGTGTTGGCAATGTCGTCAAGGTTTAGCCCATGGTCGTCAGCCAGTGCGGCAACGAACCACAGAACATCCCCCAGCTCTTTGGCTACGTATTGGGTGTCAAGGTGCTTGTGGTCACGCTGGGCTTTGGCATACGCGCCATACAGCTCACCCACCTCACCAATCAGGCCGTCTTTGGCGTACTGGTGGTTAGCCGATGGCAGGCGATAGCCCATGGCCTCAGCCTGGTAGTGATACAGGTGCATTACTTCGCCTGTGGTCCAGAGGCAGGCTGACTGACGACATGCGCAGACGGCACAAAGACAGTCTTAGGCTTGGCTACGGCAACCTCTGTAGGGTGAGCTGCAGTCACGGAGGGGTGGGCCACAGTCACCACAGGGTGAGCTGCAACAGCTACCGGGTGTGCGGCAACCACAGTGATTGCATGGGAGGCCTGTGCTGCGAACAGCAGAGAGAGGGTCAGTAGGAGCTTTTTCATACTGGTACGTAGACAGTGTTCAGGGTTTCAATGCGGCCAGTCTCTTCGTCATACGAAAGGACACGGGAGGTGTTGACCCAATCCCCGTTGAGGTGACCCCGTGGATGGTCTACCGGAATGAGTGAGCCACGATGGCCCACCACAGCCGCATAGAGCTTTTCATAGCGGACTGTTGGCTTCACAGGCTGTCTACCAGGCGGTCCAGATAGAACTTGGCTTTCTTCAGGTCTTCCTCACCGTTCTTGTCCATGAAGCGGGTAAGGTATTCCCAAGCACGGCTCCAGCAGTCAACCTGATGCATGTCAAGGTAGACCTCCATGGAGCTGTCAATCTTGTCCAAGAGCACCTTGCGAACATCAATGACCTCCATGCCGTTACCAAGGTCATAGTGCTTCGGTTTGTACACAGCGTCATGCACTACACTGTGCGCTTGCACAGCGCGGTAGGCGTTCCACAGGTCTTCGTTGGTTTTGCTGCGGACTTCACCCACCATGCCATAGTCATGCACCGGGTTGACCAGCATTCGATCCCGATTGTTGTTTACGGTTTCCATAGCTTCACTTCATTCGTTTCAAAATCCCAATCCTCAGCTCGGAGAATTCGGGCCATACGTGCATTCATCAGGGCGTCCTCAGCCGTGAGACCAGCCTTGATATAGGCATCCTCTACGGTCTTCCACACAGCCCCGTGTTTCTTCAGGATTGCCTCAGCTCCCTTGGGTCCAGTGCCGGGGATACCTGAGTACCCATCGGTGTGGTCACCAGTGATGGTCTGAGTGAGGAAACGGTAGTTCGCCTCAGCTTCCGTGGACTCCACCCACTTGCCTGACGTATCGGGTGACAGGTGCCACATCCGACCAGGGATAGTCAGTAGGTCTTTGTCCATGGAGCAGATGACAGCCTTACCCTTGAACTTGGTCATGAGAATGCCTAGGCAGTCATCAGCCTCAAGCACATCCTTTTCCATGTGGGGGTAGGTTTCCTTTGCCCAGCTCTTGAGGGCCATGTAGCCCACAGGTTTGCGCCCCTTGCGATTGGCTTTGTAGCTGGGGTTCAGGGTCTTGCGGAAGTTCTGCAGGCCAGAGAAACACAGCTTGAATTCCTTCAGGCCTGTGTCCTCCTGGTACTTCTGAAGCAAAGAGGTAAAACGTTCCTTGGCCTTGTTGAGGTCCATGTGGACAGTCCAAGTGTCAACGTCCCACTCAATCTCTTCCTCAGCTCCTGTAGCGGCACTGAAGCACGGTATATCGGCGTCAATCAATAACAGCATCAGTCGTATAGGGCTGCGACGAGTTTTCCTGCGGCATCCTCAAGGGCGTTCAACAGCACGCAGGCTTCGTCCTCATCCTCTTCCTCTTCTAAGCAGACGCAACTTAGGAAGTGGTCAATCAGCGTGCTCAGGTCAACCTCACACTCACCAACCTCAGTCCCGTTGATGTGAACCGGAATCATGAGCTTGTGGCCGTACAGGTACGGGTAGGTGTCTACAGTTTTGATTTCAGTGATAGTCATATGCAGCTTCTATGAATGTTTGTGCTTGTGGTGCGACGATGGCGTTTCCGTAGGCGCGCAAGCGTCCCACTCTGGAGGGAGTCCCATGAGCCAACGGGCGTGTTCCGGGTTCAACTGGCCGCCACTTTCCATCGCGGCATCGGAGCCAGTCAGCAGCTCGCCAGTGGCCGTTAGTCGGGCCGGTCCCGGTTCCCCATAGTCCTTCACTGCCTCCGACAGATAGCCCGTTTGGCGTCCTGTGGCGGCTCTGCTGGGTCTCATCCCCTGCCGTTCTATGTGGTCCGTGGCGTTCGGTGTAGGCCATCCCGCAAAGGACACTTGCGTTCTCAGGTCCGAGACTTGTCCACCCCCGTGTGTACCCTTGCAGTGCGCTGCTGCTGGAGTGTTCCATCCCGCTAGGTTCGCCTGGCGTGGCAATTGGTCGAACCGGGGGCGCTGACCCTCCCGTGGGCGAATGTCGCAACCGGAGTCCTTCCAATCCCTGGTCGTCGGTGTCACCCAGCCTGCCAATCCAGTAGGTTCTATCTCGGATGTGCGGAGCACCGATGCCCGCAGCCGGGAAAGCAACCGCCCCCGTGGCATAACCCAAGGCTTCCAAGTCATCTTGTACAAGCTGGAGCCAAGGCTCTGCGTCATTGCTCGCAACCTGTTCTCCAAAGATGACTGGAGGTTTGCACTGCGTGATGAGGTAGTGCATGTGGGGCCAAAGATGCCGCTCGTCAGACATCCCAGCGCCTCTGCCTGCCTTGGAGAATGGTTGGCAAGGGCAGGAACCTGTCCATACCTCACGGTCATCTGGAAATCCAGCGTTGCGCAGGGCAAGACTCCAGACCCCGATTCCAGCGAAGAAATGCACTTGCTTGAACCCACGCAGCTCTGCTGGTGTGATGTCACGTATGTCCCTTTCATCCACTACGCCTGGCGCAATGTGTCCTCCCTCGATGAGGTTACGGAGCCACTGTGCGGCGTAGGGTTCAATCTCGTTGTAAAAAGCTGTCATCAGTGTGTGTCATACCAATTCAGTCCTGTCTTGTACTCAGCATCAATGGGGCACTTGAATTCAAAGAACTCCCCTGCCCGCCTGGCGCACTCTGTAACCATCTGTCCAAAGGAATCGGCCAGCTCTTCCCGGACGGCAAACTGAAGCTCATCGTGGATGTACCCCAGCAATACAAAGTCACCATTCCAGCCATAGCGGTATCCGCGTTGCATCACTTCAATCCAGACCTCTACAAGCCACCGTTTGCTGATGAGTGCCCCTGCCCCCTGTAGGAGGAAGTTGAGAGCACTGTGGGGGCTTCTGATGTGAACATGCCTGCCGTCAAGGCCGATGAGATAGCCACGTTCTTTGACTACCTTTTCAACCTTTTCCTTGAGCTTGTTGAGTGCCGGAAGTCCTGCTAGGAATTTGGCTTTGATCTTCTTTCCAGCAGCACGGCCACCACCAACGATGTCACCGATAAGCTCATCACCAGCGCCATACAAAAAAGCGTAGATAAATCGCTTCGCGTCATCGCGGGTAGGCAGGCCTGCCGCTAGCTGGTTGGTCGTGTGTACGTCACCAGTTAGAAGCGTCCTAACATATTCGCCGGCGTCCCAGCGAGCCATGAAAGATGCAAGGCATCGCAGCTCAAGGCCTGACAGATCGCAACCGACCATGCGGAACCCCTTGCGCACGCCAAAGAGCTGTCTGCACTCTTTGCCCCACAAAGCCCGCACACTTGGCACTTGGGCAATGTTGGGACTGGCATGGGTGCATCGTCCGGTTGCTGCTCCGTTTGTGTTGACGCTTCCGTGGATGTGTCCAGCACGTTCACTTTTAAGCCACGCCGTATCTCCCTCTGCCAACTGCCCAATCCGTTTCTCCAGTAAGAAATACTCAGCCAGTACCTTGGCCTCCGGGAAGTCCAGAGACCCAAGCACATCCTCATCAATCTTTGGCCTGCCACCGTCCGTGAAGAGCTTAGGTTTCCAGCCATACTTAGCTGTGAGGCGCTTCGCTATCTGGTCACGGCTACCGGGGTTGAATTCCTCCACACCGTCCTTGAGCCTCTTGCCAGTTTTCTCTGACCAACGCTCTGTGACGATGGGTGGGAATATCTCCAGCATGTCCTGCCGGATGGTGTCCCTACGTTGTGCCAGCGTGGCATAGAGACCAGCCGCGGACCGAACATCAAAGGGCCAGCCAGAGCGTTCCATGCGGGCACAAATCCACGCTACTTCGTGCTCAAGCTGGGTAGCCTTGGGGGAATATGTGGAGCTGGTCAGGTGCCTGTAGAAAGCCTCTGAGACCTCCACGTCCTGCACGCAGTAGTCCAGCATGTCCTGGCTGAACTCAAGCCATTCCATACCAGGCACATAGGCGTCCCCCAAGCGTTCCTTGAATGCAGCGGAGTACTCACCTTTCATCAGGCCAAGGCGATAGCCCCATGCCTCTAGGCTGTGGGAACCACTGAGCTTCGGGGGGAGCTTGCCAGCCTCTACGTGTCCACCGTCACGGTCACGCAGGTTGCTGAAGATGAGGCGAGAGAGAACTAAGGTGTCTACTACGTTGGCCTCAGGAACCTGAAACCACGGGTATATCTTCTGGATTACCGGGAGGTCAAACCTGATGACGTTGTGCCCGACAATGAGACCGTCTTTGGCATTTGCCATCAACAGGCGGATACCGAAGTCTAGGGATTCCCCGTGGAACCTGAAGACCGTTGCAGTCTCAGTGTCCTTGAGAACCAGACAGTGGATGGTGGTGACTTCAAACAGCAGGCCGTTGGTTTCAATGTCGAATACCGTTGCCATTACCGCTTATTGAGCTTCCCCCAAAACGAGAAATCAAGCTGGAAACACAACAGGTCAATCTCAAGGACATCCGGGAGCATACCCATGCCCTCATACCAACGGACACCAACCTTGAGGCCTGTGAAGGCGGAGATATTGACGTTCACTTCACGAGCACCGTGTCCTTGTCAGAGCAGCCAACCAGCTCTTTACGATAGCCACAGTACATAGTCCGCTCAACCAACCGACCACTATTAATGTCCCCCACATAGCCAGTGCAGGTAACGAGACCATTAGCATTGCTGTCAGTAGGACGGCAAGAAATAAAAGTCCCCGGAACAGTGTTACCCGCATTCGTCGGCCAGCCGTGTTCAAAGTATTCCTTAGCATTCGCTTTCGCTAGGTTGCGCTCTTCGTCTACCAGGGCGTGCTGGGAGCTGAGCTGCTGTTGAACTCGCTGCTCTGTGGTCTGTGGTGCTTTGCTGCAGGCTGCGAGGGTTGCCAGAATGGCGATACAAACGATGGTCTTGAGTTTCATGGTGGTCAAAATGCGTAGGCTTCCTCTAGCTCTTCCTCAGCCGGGAATGCCCCTTTGTCAAACAAACGTCCTGCCTCACGGTCATAGCCAAGGAAAATCAGCTCTCCTGTAGCCTGGCCTGTGTAACGATCCTTGAGGACTCTAAAGATGGTGGTGGAGCGTTTCTCAACGTCCTTGTGCTGCTGGTCACGCTCTAGGCCAAACATGAAGTAAGACCAGAACCCGATGGCGCGAGCACCTTTGAAGTGCCGGATGGCTACCTGACCACCTTCCTCATGGCTCTTTCCCTCAGGAGTGCTCAGGTGTGACACGAAGTGAATGATGATGCGAAGCTCATTGGCTAGGCCTGCCATTTCCTTCATGATTTGCTCAAGGCTCCCACGTTCATCTGCGGTATCCGCCATGGCTGTGAGGTGGTCCAGATAGAAAATCCGTATGCCCTCCGCGTGGGCCATGTAGCGAACCTTGGCCTTGACCACATCCCATGCAGTCTCACCAAAGCTGTTGTACAGGGAGACCTTACCGTCCAGCTCTTCTACTGCTGCTGTACGCTCTTCACGGGTCCAGGACCCATCGGGGATGTGGAAACGCTTGCCCTTCAGCTTCCCTGCAATACGTGCAACAGTCTCGCTGGGGGCCTGCTCAAGAAAGATGAGGCCAACCTTGAGGCCTAGGGTCTCGATGTCATAGGCAATCTGCTGGGTCAGGAAATCTGTCTTACCAATCCCTGTACCAGCACCAAAGGCGTACAGCTCACCAAAGCGGCGTCCATAGGTCAGCTCAGTAAGCCTGTCCAAGAACCACGGCAGGCCCTTTTCAATCTCCCGGTCAAGCTCACCCAACAGGTCAGCAATCCCGACAATCCCATCAGGCCGGTACGCCTTGGCATTCCAAATCGCATTGACAATATCCTGACCCTTACCAGCCACCAGACACTCATTGGCGTCCTTCAGTGGTAGTGAGGCAATCTTGGCTTTCCCCGGCCCTAAGACCTCCGCGCATTCCCTTGCAGCTTTGATGCCTGGCTCATCCATGTCAAACATGATGACCACCTCATCAAAGCCCTTGAAAAACTCAAGGTTCTGCGCAAAGGACTTGCGGGCACCTTGGGCACCGTTGGGCACACTGACCACCGGCCACTTACAGGATTGCACCTGGGCGACTGAGAGAGCATCAATCTCACCCTCAGTGACCACCAGTTTCTTACCAGTGTTCCAGAGGTTCTGTCCAAACAGCGGGGGGTTCTTTGCGTCGCCAATGAAGTTGAACTGCTTTTCTGCGCCGCGGACCTTGCAGGCGATAACCTGTTGGTCTTTGTAGTAGGGGTAGAAGTGGGCTGTGTCACCCTTGAACTTCCCTACCCTCACCCCAAAGAATCTGCAGGTTTCCTCTGAGATTTTTCGGGCTGACAGGGGTTTTACTGCTGCACTGCTGTACTCATCTAGGTTTGCTGCCACCGTCCTCCTGTTGTTACTGCTTGTCCCATCCCCACGCTCTCGATAGCCACACCCAAAACACCAGCCATGACCATCTGTGTATCGCGCAAGGTTGTCTTGAGAGCCACACGAAGGGCACGACTCTTTCCCTATGTATGCGTTCTCATCCATTCGTCATCAGGGCTTCCCAGCTCACCGGGAACAGGTCTGACAGCGTTTGGGCAATACGCTCAGCTACGCCACGGGTTTCCTTTTGGGTGTGGGAATCCAGACGGACCTTGCACATGCGAGCCCATGCGTACAGGGAGCCTGTCCAGTACCACTCAGTCGTCATCGACTGCGGGAGCACCATACGGGCCTGTTCAGGGCAGACACCTTCCTCAAGAAGCTCCTGGTAGAGCTGTAGGGCGGTCTCCTGGTTGTGTCGGACGCCCTCTAGCAGGTAATCCCGCATGAAGCCCTCAAAGACAACGTTGGAGCTGCCCTGCTTGACGTTGGGAGCCTTGAATCTCAGCTCATCCGGAAGGTAGAACTCAGGGGGGCTGTCCACATAGCGGCGGCTGACCTCATTCCATGCGAAGCCAACCGTGTGCTTCTGGAGCTGGCGTGCTACGAAAATGGGAGCCTTGACGTGGAATTGCGCCTGGCAATGGCTGAAGGGTGACCAGTGGTTGTGCTTGGCTAGGTAACCGATTAGCTTTTGGTCTGCCTCGTGCAGCGTGCCATCATAAAGGTCCGCATACCCACTCTGCTTGTCGAAAGAGACCCGTGCGGAGTTGACCACTGTGAGGTCATCCCCCATGTGGTCCATCAAATCTACGTTAATCATGCTGCCCTCAGTACATCTTCAATGCGAGCAGCACGAACGCTCATGTAGTCCACGAGACCTTTTTTAACATCGTAGTCCTCCACGAACACACGTTCCTTGAGGTCATAGCCATAGACAGCGCCAAGGAACTCAAGGAACTCAGCGAGAATCATCATCCAAGAGGCTGCAGGGGTGACCACAATGTCCTTGGACAGGGTTGCTGACAGCGGATTGGTGCTGTCCTCTTCGTCAAAATTGTGGGAACGGAAGGAATACGTTTGCATAAGGTTTAGTGAAGGGTGTAACGCATGTACCGGAGGCCTGTTGAAGGGTTGGACTGGAACTCACCATTGATTTCCCAGCCCCTCAGACGCAGCTCATGGATGCGAGCAGCGAGGCGTGAAACACCGTGGTCCATCAGAGCCTCACGCGGGGAAATACTCCCCACCGTTTTCAGATGGTTCAGAACCACCTCAGTCTGTGTCATTACGAAGCAACCACCGGAGGCGGCAAGGTCTCGGACGGCACCAGGCTGTTCAGAAACGCCACAAGGTCAGCGATACCTTGGGTGCTCAGCGGCTGGTTGATGAGGGTCAGTGTGATGCAGGTAGTGCCATAGGTGGACTCATCAACGTCCGCAATGCCATGGGCGAGACCATCAGTACTTACAAACGAAAATGCCATGTGATTTCTCTTGTTTAGATTTGGGGAGCGTCCAGCGGCGATACAGCAGCCGGGGTCGGGACAGCTTGGGTGGTCTCCGGGACAGCCACAGCAGCCACAGGTGCCACAGCAGCCACAGGTGCCACAGCAGCCACAGGTGCCACTTCAGCAGGCATCAGCAGTGCGCCAACGTGCTGCAGGAACTGACTGAACTCAGCGAGGTCAGCCACCGGGAACGATTGGCCTGTGATGCTCAGATTGAGTGCCGGGGCACCATCCACAACGTTGATTTGTGCGGTTACCTTGGCACCCTTGGTGGTGGTTACGAATTCAATAGCCATGATTTTGGAATGTGTTTATCTGCGTAGGGGAAGCCGTACTTGTCGCACCATTGACCATAGGTGGTCTTGCTACCCTTGCGCAGCTTGTTGGAACTGTTGGAAAAGATGAAACGGATGTCTAATTCAGGGTGATGGAGCTTTACCGCCAACATTTTCGTTCTGTCAGCACTGGTAAAATAACCCTTACCCTCAATGTAAATTCCATTGGGGAGGATAAAGTCAGGGATGTACTTATGCTCAACAATATACGGAAGCCTAACAGCCTCGTATTTAAAAGAAATCCCTGCGTTATTCAACTGCGTGGCAATGGACTTTTCTAGTCCGCTTCTAAAAGAATTAGAAGTCAAGGTCGCCAGTGTCTTCCTCAGTGGTCTCAGGAGCAGCCTTAGGCTTCTCTGCCACGTAGTCACCCTCATCATCGGCGTCAAAGCCCCCACCGTTGTACTCGGTCAGGTTGATGATTTGGACGGAATTGACGTAGGCAGAGACACCCAGCGCGCCACCAGCACTGTATGCCTTGGCAGTCCCGCGGACCCGCAGGACGGAGCCACCACCGATGTTCAGGTCTTCAACATCAAGGATGGGTTGGCCCTTGGAGTCAAAGAACTTCGGTTGATTCTTGGACTTGAAGCCAAGGGTGACCGTGCCGTCTTCCTGTTCTTGATACGGGAAATTGGCCTTGGACATCTTGGCTTTGCCATGCGCTTCAATAAAGATGTCTTTATACATTTCCAGAAGCTCACCAGCAGCTTCCTTAGACATATTCAGGCCAGTCTTATAGACACCATCGGCATTAAATTTGGTGTCCGGGCGAATCAGCTTAGGATAAACAGCCGTGCCCTTTGGGGTAATAAACTTACTCATCAGGTGGTTCAGGTTCCTCAAAAATTGAGATGATGGAATAACCGTCAATGCGGTCAGAGATAGCCTCAATGTCAACACCGTCTGACATCAATGCAACTGCATCGTCAAGGGGGATGCTGAAGCTCCGCCCAAGACGCTCACGGACGCGCCGCTCAGTTTGGTAGTTCATGCGAATGCGTAAAGACTATTCAGGACATCACCAAGGTTCAGAGTGCCCTTGGCAGGGGGAGGCTTCAGTTTCTTCCGGCCCTTTTCGGAGAGCTGGAGATACGTAGCCTCATACAGAGACATCAGCGGGTCATGGTGCTCATACAGCTCCACAAAGGCCTCACGGACAATCTCAGAGAACCGTTGCATACGGCTGGGCAGACACCCGAAGCTGTCATGCACCATCAGGAAATCATGGATGCCCTCAGCCTTGGCTTTGACCACCACCGACATCAGGTGGGCACTGTCTAAGGCATGGACGAAGTTGGGGCTGATGCTGGACCGTTGCTTGCGCTTCAGCAGCTCATCGGTGGCACCAAGGTTGACGCGGGGGCGAAAGCGGACAGGCACAGCTAACGTCTTGTCCCACAGGAAAACCTCAACCTGTTGCACGTTGGGCTTGTAGTAGGCATTCAACACCGGGAGACCCATGGGGGTGGTCCAGACCACAGGGAGACCTTCAGCAGCCAGCAGCGCAGCCACTTTCTGCAGCCAGTCCATCCCCTCCGCAGCGGCCTTTACAACCTCCTGCACTGCAGCCCACACCAGCTTGCCCATGTACTGCGCCGCGGACCGCCCATAGTCATCCCCAAAGGGGTGCTGGGCCAGCTTCTTTTCCTGCACCAGGCGCTTGAAGGGCACCATGAAATCATCGTACAGGTGCTCAGCAAAGCCATACTGCTTGGACCCATAGACGTAAGTCATGACACAGCGTTTCGCTACGTTGCGGTTAATCCCGAAGCTGAGCCACTGTCTGGCTTCGTCGCAGTCGTCCTGCTGTGCCTGGCGCAACACAACCTCTGCAACTGCCGCATATACATCCTGCGGTTTATCGTTGGGAACCAAGTTGACATGGCTTCCGCCAACGGGGTCTCGGAGCATTGCGCTGAAGTGCTGGAGGCCGGAGCAAGAGCCATCCACGGCAACGGGCAGGTGACATACATAACCGATTGGGTCAGCCTGATACTGCGCCCATGCGTGAGCAGCGGCCAAGAAACAAAACGGACTGTCCGCCTCAAGCCACCAGAGGTCTGAATACGGGTTGGCAACAGTCGAAATAATGCGATGTTCATTGTCCTTAGTCCACTGGTAACGCGGTTCAAACGGGGCCTTGTCGATCTTGTTGAAGCCACCAGTGGTAGCCAGATGAATTGCCAACCAAACAGCACCCCCAGCGTCCAGCCGCTCACCATTGGCGAACAGGAACAGACCTTTGCAGTAGTCCTCACGCTGATGATTCAGGTGGGACTTGGCATAGACCCGACCACGCCAGTCAAGCTGTGCAGGCAGGTAGAAGTGCTCATGTCCTGCATACTCTTTGGCTTCCTCAAGGTCACGCCGGAAGTTCATTCCATAGGCCTTGATTTCAGTGTTGAGCTGCCTGAGCTGCGCCTTGGCACCACTGCTGAGGTCATCGGCAATCGTCACCAGGGGCTGCGGGAACTGGTCACACTGGATGCCACGGGCTGCAGCACCCTCAATAACCTCCAAGACCCACGTATTGATGCGCAGGGGGACAGCTTGAATGGCATTGACAGCCTGCACGAACGGCGCATTGCTCTTCACTGCAGCGTCTACCAGCTTCAGGGCATCCCTGTTGCCAGTCTTGATGAGCGGCACCGTGGAGGCCAGCTTGGCATCGTGGTAGCAGCCAGTGCGTACAGATTCCCACGGACGCGGGGGTGTCACCATGGCCCTGTACACAGGTTTCATCCAGACCTCAGCACCCTCAATGCGGTCAAGCTGGGCTGCGGCCTCATCGGTAAAGGCAACCTCCAGCGTCTGACCATCGGTGCCCTCCAGATTCAGGTAGGTGTGGAAAAGCTCCGTATGGGCCAGCACAAAGTTGAACAGGCCAGAGCCAATCAACTGCCTGTCTGCCTGGTCGAGGGGAGCCCACATGCCCTCACCACAGGCAATCTCAGTGAACTCTGCAATGCGGGCATTCGGAGACTTCAGGCGCTTCACCCGCTCCACCATGCGCTTGTACAGGCCTTTGTCCTGCGCCTGCACGATACGACTCACCAGCTCAATCTCAATCTGCTTCCCGACAGAGACACACATGTCGGTGTAGCTACGGCGCTGGGTGGCTGCATCAAAGGCCAGCCTGAGCACGATCACGGCGCACTGCAGGGCACCGATGGCCTCTGCGGGCATGAACCACACCGGCTTACGGCCACGCTTGGCGGCTGACTCCTGCAACGCGAGGCTGATAGCGGCCTCCACCTTACCCACTGCGGACTTGAACAGGCGGCTTTGGGCGCTGGTCAGCTCTTGGCGCTCCGTGGCCTTGGCCTGTTGCTTCCTGTAACGCTCTGCCCCCAGCTCAAGCATGGAGGTTTCAAGGGACTGCTGTACTGCGACATCTGGCGCTGCGGCAACTGCGGTCATGTTCTTGTGTTGGAGGGTTGGGGGGCGATGGTTTATGCAATATGAGGGGGTATTGGCAAGTCCTTGATTCAGTAGGTAAAGCGTTAGAGTAAATCTAGCGCCTATACCTGAAAGAATGTGGAATTTAAGTCTCTTGACCTTAAACGTCTTTATGGGTGGTGGTGGTTACGTTTTTAAAGTGCAACCTTCAATCATACATGGTTGCACCTTGTTATCTATCAGTCACAAAAGCTAGAGTAAAGTGCAGACTAATCCACTCCGATACAACCTGGACAGGCCCCTGTAAGTCCTTGATTTTAAAGGAAAAATTAATACCCCCTCATATTGTATGAACGGAGGTATGCACCCGCCCTGGCTGACTGTGACCAAAAGTAAAGGGATGTAAGGATACCTAAAGAACAACTACAGACCCCCCTAGGGTATACCCATAGTATTAAACTATAGTCATTGTCACAAAGATTAAACCCTAGGTTAAAACCATAGAGAGCAATGGAGAACCCAAGTATTAACCCTAGCCTTAGAGCACAGCTAATCACTCGCCGTACCTACAACCGACCCAAGGACGACCAAGGGAAAACCTTTGAGACTTGGGAAGAGACTGTTGACCGTGTGATTGGTCATCAAGCCTGGTTGTGGGAGAGAGCCAAAGGCTATCACCTGAGTTTTGGTGACTGTGTTGAGCTGCATGAGCTGCGCCAACTGATGCTGGACCGTAAGGTGCTGATGTCAGGCCGAACCCTGTGGCTGGGTGGTACTGAGGTTGCCAAGAGGCGTGAAGCAAGCCAGTTCAATTGCTCCTTCACTCAGGTAGAGACCGTGCAGGATGCCGTGGATGTTCTATGGCTCCTGATGCAGGGCTGTGGCGTTGGCTTCCGTCCTGTGGTGGGTCAGCTCACAGGCTTTCGTAAGCCCATTGAAGAGCTGGAGATTATCCGTAGCACCCGTACATCCAAGGGTGGTCAGGAACACAACACTGAGACCTTTGAGGATGGAGTCTGGACAATCAAAATTGGTGACAGTGCTGAGGCCTGGTCAAAGTCTGTTGGAAAACTGCTGGCCCATCCGTATGCCGCCCATAAACTTGTACTCGATTTCTCAGAGATACGTCCGACAGGAGAACGCCTCAAGGGGTACGGTTGGATTAGTTCCGGAGACCAAAGCATTGCCGTAGCCTATGAAGCTCTCTTCAAAATCCTCAATCGTCGTGCTGGCTCTCTGCTGTCTCGCATTGACATCCTCGATGTCGTCAACTGGCTTGGAACGATTCTATCTAGCCGCCGCTCTGCGGAAATCGCCCTCTTTGCCTATGGTGAGGATGAGTGGCAAGAGTTTGCGGTAGCCAAGAAAGACTGGTGGGTCACCAACGTACAGCGTGCCCAATCGAACAACAGTCTGCTGTTCAACACCAAGCCTACCCGCAGTGAGCTGGAGGGCATCTTTGACTTGATGGTCCAGTCTGGTGGTAGTGAACCAGGCTTCATCAATGGTCAGGCAGCAACGAAGCGAGCCCCATGGTTCAAGGGCGTCAACCCCTGTGCGGAAATTCTGCTGGGCCAGAAGAGTTTTTGTAACTTGACTGACATTGACGTTGCCAAGTTCAAGGGTGACAGCAATGGTCTCCGTAGGGCCATTGAGGTTGCAGCACGGGCGAACTATCGTCAGACGTGTGTCAATCTCAAGGATGGCATCCTGCAGGAGGCCTGGCACCTCAACAATGACTTCCTGAGGCTCTGTGGTGTTGGTCTGACTGGTGTAGCCCGTAGGCCTGACCTCACGGCTTATGACTACCAGGAGCTGCAGCGCACGGCTGTCCATGGTGCCTATAGCATGGCCGATGAGCTGGGCACCCCACGCCCAAAGAACGTCACCACCATCAAACCATCGGGAACCCTGAGCAAGATCATGGATACGACTGAGGGCGTCCATCGGCCCCTTGGCAAGTACATCCTGAACAACGTCAACTTCGGTGTGCATGACCCCATCGTGCCCCTGTGTCGTGCTGCAGGCTACAAGGTAGTCCCCAACCCGGTAGACGGCTCCAGCGTCCTCATCACCATCCCCGTGGCTTGGGAGGATGTCCCGTTTAGCAAGGTCATCAAGAATGGTGTTGAGCTGGAGGTAAATCTTGAGTCTGCTGTAGAGCAGCTTGAGCGTTACCGGATGCTGATGCAGAGCTGGTGTCAGCAGAATGTGTCAGCCACCATCAGCTATGGTCCTGAGGAAGTGCCAGCAATCATTGATTGGCTGCTGGAGCATTGGGACAACTATGTCGGTGTGAGCTTCCTGTTCCGTGCTGACCCTACCAAGACCGCAGAAGACTTGGGCTACAAGTACCTGCCCCAAGAGGTCACCACCAAGGCAGTCTATGAGGCCTATACGGCCACTCTCCAGCCGATCAAACTTGACCAGGCGAACAGCTTGGATGAGCTGGAGGAAGACCCTTGTGCTACTGGTGCCTGCCCTATTCGGTAGTAAAAGCAAATCTCCTAGGATGGAACCCGGTCCTCTCCTAGGCAGTATTACTCCGGGACAGCAACACCCCCGAATGCGAATGCATAGGGAACCTCCCCCAAATCCTAGGTGCAATGCCTAGGTCTCCTAGAGCCCTCAAAGAGAGGGCCAAGGGGAGCTGGGGTTACCAAGATGTTCCGTGGCCTCCCATGGAAATCACTTGTCACCCTTGGTAGCCTCAACTCCCCTTGTCAAATTCCCCCGCGGACCCTCTACAGGGTTCAGCTTCCCAATTTCAAAATTTCTGGCCGGTATATTTCATGGGCAAAATTCCACCCACCCTCAAGAAGTCCGTTAAGCCTGCCAAGGCTGCTAAAGCTCCCGGCCTAGGTGGCAAGACCACCGTGGCATCCCTCAAGACGACCCCCACGCGAGCACCCAAGGCACCAGCAGGAGGCGTCAGGATGACCCCTGCAAAGCCCCTGAATGACCTGTAAGGCTGCGCTAGTGATGCGCTAGGGGGTGAGGTAGTACACCACACTAAAATCACTCCTAGGGGCTCTAAACACGTCCCTTGCTTTTCCTGTGTCTGCGGGTCTCCCGGATGCTGTACAGGCGGGGCTCTGACTGCTTGGCAATCCATGCCTTGCATTGGTTCAGGGTGCCTTGATAGCAGGCCGCAGAAACGCCAAAAGCCCCCTTAGGGGCTCTCTTGTTGACCGTGTGTGTGGGGGCCATGTCTCTCTAGGCATCGGCACGTTGCCACACCCAGCCGTCAAAGGTGTACAAGGGGACAGGCTCAAGCCCTCCCACATCCATCAGACGCGGCTGCATTTCTTCGGGCTCGTACCCGCTTTCGGTGTCCTCATAGACCACCACACCATTAGTCACCCTCAACATTTCAGGGTAACGTTGGGCAATCTCCCGCATGGTGTCCAAGGTGAACGATGGAACCTCATAGCCGTTCCACAGGTAGCCCTCTTTGATGTAGCCCGGAGTGCTCCAGCTATCCTCCATCCCATCATCAAGCGTAACGTTGACTAGCTTTAGCATGGCTTAGACCCCCTCTGTCATATGGTGCTCTTTGGCATAGTTCCACGCATCGTTCCAGATGCCATGCTCTGCCTCACTGTGTGTCATTTCTGCCCCTGTGACAGCCTCAAAGGCCTCAAGCATTGCCATATTGGCATCACAGAAATCATGTGAGGCACACACCAAGGGAGTGTCATACTCCGGCTTAGCGTTACGCTCCCTCATTTCCTCCCACTGCTTGACCGTGAGCCATCCCTTGAGGATGTCCACAAATGACAGGGCAATCAGGCGAACCTGAATCATGCGCTGCATGTCCTCCCAAGCATCGGAAGACACCCAACGCCCCAGCTCATCCCCATCAATCGACAGCTCACACAGGGTGAATCTACGGCTGCTGGGGGTGTCCCTCTGGCTAGGCTCCTGCCAATCAATGTAGAGCTTCAGACGACCAAAAGAACCTTCCCAGCTTGGGCAGGCGTCATTGTGCCAAGAGGTCTCAACAAAGCCCTTAGGGAGCTTGGGTAGCGTGGTAGGGTCATACTTAGGGAATTCATGGCGCAGTAGCTTAAACATGGCTCATGTCCCCCTCAAAGGCCAGATAGGCAAAGAGGAACGCCTTACGCTGGGCATCGCTAGCATTGAGCCAATAGGACTCAGCATCCATCCCCCCAAAGTCACCACCACAGAACAACCCTGCTACGTCCCCCGTATTAATCAGGGAAGAGTCTTGGACAATACGCACAGCATCGTCTAGCCCATCGTGTGGCATGGCATCAGTGATGCAATTGTCGGGATAGTTCAGGCACTCCAAGAGAGCAGCATCAGCAGGCGTCATCAAGTCACGCGCAAGGGCCTCACGCTGGTCAATGAAGTCTCCCCCATCAATAAAGCCGATACGTGGCTCAGTGAAGGGAACACCTGCGAGAGTGCATGTGTGCATCTGCATATGCAGGTTAGGATACAGCCTAGCGAATCGCACAAGGTGCGCCAGCTTGTCTATGGTCATGGTGTGGGGTGTCCTCTTAATTAGGTATCCTGAGAGACCCCTAAGGGGCCTTTCGCTGTCTTTACAGCTCATCAGTCAGGCTCTTACTCGTCATCCCGCTCAATGTCTACCTCAGACACCATGTGTTCAGCAATCTCTCGCCAATCAACTTGACCCAACATGGCATTGAGTAGGTCAGCGTAGACACCCGTAACGGTTGGGGTGTTCTCTTCGTGCTCAGATTCCAGCTCTTTAGCCAGTTCTGAGGTCGCCTCGCTCCGAATCATTTCATCGGACGTATCTGCATCCGTGGCGTTCTCTACAGCAGACTCAGCCCGTTCTATCCAGTACTCCTGTGTGCCTTGCTCGTTGTTAATCCACAGCATGACATTCCACGTTGCATAGTTTGCCCAGCCATTGTATTTGGTATCGCTCATGATGATTTCCTCTTGATTGGTTGTGGTATCTCTCCGTGGACTAGCACGGCTTTTTAGATCGTTCCACCGATGATGTGATGCCCTTCCTCACGCTTGAGCTGAGGACGCACAGCAATGCAACGGTTACCCTCATAAATCTGTATATCGCCATCGGGAAACCCTAGCGGATACTGAGCTAGCCAATCCATGGCTTCACTCTCGCTCTTGCAGTGGTGAACCTTTAGCTTGCCACTGAGTTTCAGCACCACACGGTAGGCAGGCTTATCGTTACGCTTGAACTCCAGAGCAACCAGCACAGCACCCCCAAGGGCACCAAGGACACCACAGAGAACGGCTGCATCAGTCCACATATCTATTACTCCATTACGTTGTGTGTGTAAGGAGATATTAGAGGGACCAAAGAAAAGAGGCAAGGACTTTTTAAGCACAACTTAAAACATGTGTTGTGCATCTAAGCCCTCGCCTCACAACCCCCGGTTCAAATCTGGAACCCTTCACCTGGTCAACTCTGGTCGTTGTCTTGCGTCAACTCTGGTCGTTGTCTTGCGTCAACTCTGGTCGTTGTCTTGCGTCAACTCTGGTCGTTGTCTTGCGTCAACTCTGGTCGTTGTCTTGCGTCAACTCTGGTCGTTGTCTTGCGTCAACTCTGGT